CGTCGCCGTCTTTGTCCACATCCAGTTGGTCGCGCTGGCGGGGTTCTGCCATGCGGTCTTAATCAGGTTCGTGTCCGCCAGCGTAACGTGCAGCGTCCCCGCGCCCTGTATGCCGGTCGTCGAGTTGTGGGAGATGTTCGTCTGCGCCGGTATCGCCACGACCAGATTGCTGACCGCCGTGATCGAGTTCGTGAGTTCGGATCGCACCGCCGTCACGTTGTTGCTGCCATCAGCCGAAGCCCTCGCAACGTCGCCCGTCAGCGTCGTGTAGATGGTGTAGGCGTAGTTGCTGCCGGCCAAGTCGCCGGATGCGCGGTTGGTGGTCTCGTTCGCAACCTGTGCGGCGAGAGCGTTGCTCACTGCGTTGGCGTATGCCTGCCAATCAAGGCGCATGACACCGCCGCTCGTTGCGACGATAAAGTCAACGATGTTCGTCGTGGCGGGGAACGTCGGGCGGAGAAGGATGTCAGCCGAGTTCGCCGCATCACCGGCCACGCGAAGGACTCCCTCTGCCGTGATAGCCGCCTGAAGAACGTCGTTGCTGGCTTTCACCTGCCCGGCGGTTGCGGCGTCGGACGCTGCCACACCCGGAGCAAGATTCGAGATCACGTTTCCACCTGCGTTCATGGGTCCGGTGGTTTTTAAACGATAGATAGGCGTCTCCGCCTGCCCGAGAGTAACGCCCGCGGTTAGAGCCGCGATCAACATAATTGCCTTTACCATCCCGCCCCCAATCTGTCGGCTGAAGCCAACATCATTCTGTTTTCACGGTTCTTCATTCTCGATGCAAGGCATCCTTCTGGGATCTCTGGCCCTTCAGGAACCTTCTCGCTCTGCGTGTCGCTCACGCCCAGGCTGGCCAAGGCATCCGCAATCACTTCGTCTCCGTGTGCTGTGCGAGCGCCGCTTGGATCTTGCGAGTTTGCCGACGCGCTGTGTTCAATCGTGCCGTCTTGCCGCCTGATGAACTGCAAACACTCGACCATGCCACGCTCTGAACGGTTGATGTACTTGTGCGACCCCAGTGCATCGCGGTAGTCTTCGAGCAGTGCCGTCCGCGCGGTTGGGTTGAGGAACACGCCCGGTTCGTCACTGATCGTCCGACTGATCTTCTTCTCGTTCCGGCGGTAGTAGACGTGGCCATACCTGCTTTTCAGCATCTCCTTTACCGCCACTTCGCCCGTGGGACCAGATCGGTCGGGAACGATTAATGCGCGGTTGAAGAACTTGGCCAGCGCCACCGTGAACCGCCCGAATGGGTTGGGCAGTGTGTTCGGATCACGCCACACGCCGACCTTTTCGCCTGTTGCGCGATCGACAAGGCAACACACCGAGTTCGATGCTCCCGTGCCGGCCGAGATGTCGGCGCCAAGCACGAATCGCCTGTCGTCGCCAACCCGCCCCTCGCCATCGAGCGTCAACCACAACAGCAACTTGCCCTTCGGAGACTCGACAAACCGCTTCGGCGTGCAGGTTTCTTCGTCGAATTCCAAGTCTCCAACCAGCAGCGGAGGCCGGCAGTAGCGTTTTCGTAGTTCTTCGATGCTCGCCGCGTCGAAAAATTGGTAGTCTGACCCGAGGAAGTCGATGTCGAGTTCCTGCGCAATCTCCATCTCGTTCACGCACCGGGCGCACTCGTTGTCGTACCATGGCGAACGCTTCTTTCCGTTGGCCGTCAAGTTGAATGGGTACGCGGTTGGGTACTGGACGTTCCGAATCTCCTTCTCGCCCTTCGTTCTGACTTCCACGACGCCAACGAAATCGTCCAGTAGCACCGGTTTTCCGTCCTTGACCTCGTACAGCCCCTTGTTTTTTTCAGGATGGACGGACCAGTGAAGGCGAATGTGCCGAGCGGCCGTGTTGTGAACCACTTCGTAAAATCCGTTGGCCGATCCCTGCGGTGTTGAGTTGAATCCACGGCATTTCGTCGTGTCCCGGGTCGCACGGAGGACGCGGAAACCGTCGTTCACGTCGAATGCCGCGTGTTCGTCGATGAACATGGCCGTCCGACGGTCGCCCCGCCCTGCATCGCCTGTCGTGGATTCGCCGTCGATGACGCTGCGTGTGTCGGCATTGCCCAGGTGAAGCAGTTTCCGGTTGGGGTCTTGCCACCCAAGCCACCGTCCTGCAGGAAGCAGCCAACGAGGTTGGTTTTCGTGCAGGAAGTCGATCTTCCAGAACAGAGATTTTGGATTTCCTCGCTTGTCCACGTAGTCTTCGTTTCGAGAAATCAACAGGAACGAGTTGTCAAGTTTGAAGTGCCAAAACCACTCGAAAACTGTCAGGCCCATCCACGAAGCGCCCATGTCTCTCGACTTCGGAATCACAAAATCATGGCCTGAATTCACGCAGTCTGCAATATCCGCCATCGATGCGTTCTGAAAATCGTATGTGACAAACGGCGTGACCTTTTCTTTCGTTCGAGGGTCATACGTCCAGCAAAAAGTGTTGACGTAAAACAGCATGTCTTCGGCGCACATCTGTTTCACCTGCGCCGCAACGCTCTTGTCTGCGCCGGCCATGCGAAGGATCTCTGAACGGAAGCGGAGATTGGCGTCAATGTCCCTAGGAACCGCCGAAAAGTGCGGAAAATTCCACCTTCCCGATGTCAGGACTTCCGCATTCATCCCAATCCCTCCTCGATTGCCTGTGCCAGTGTTTCCAGTGGACGCGACAGGTCGTTGTCCTCGTCTCCAAGTTCGCTGTCTGGATCAACCAGTTTTTCAAGCATCCGGTTAGGGATGTTCAGAATGCGCACCGGCGCGGCAAGAAGTGTTCCGAATAGGCTCATAGACCCTCCTGCTTGGATTTCACGACGACTACCTGCCTCTTCAGCAGTTCAAACGTGTTGGCAACCGCTCTCTTCAGCACGTCTGCAGGAATCTCAATCTCGTAAACGCTCCCAGAGCGAGCCATACCGGCCATCACACAATCGGCAACCATTTCCAGAACGTCCAGCAGGTTCACGTCTTCCGGTACACCGTCAGCAACACCAAGGTGGTGGCGAGTGACCTTGCGGTGATTGTCCCACCACCCAGTCGTTTTGAACCCAGTTACAAAATCCGAATGGAAGTGGTCAAGACCTTCCAGTTTGTCGGAGTCGTGCATTGAGCCCGCCCCCTGAAGCAGATCGCCAAACAGAGCAAGAGCCTTGCAAACGTCGCTGATATGGGTTTGGCTTGACCGCATCAACTGGTCCTTTGACACTTTGGAAAAATCGCATGTCCGCGTGTCCGCCGTCTCGCTCTTCGTGATTTCGATCATGGTGCCTCCTGCTTGGTAGCGGGAGCAGGACTCGAACCTGCGGCACCCGGCGCATGGGGCCGGTGTTCTGCCACTGAACTACCCCGCAATGACTGTTCCCGAATCGCCAAGATCCGCAAAATCGTGCCGTCCTGAACCACCCCGTCAAACGCCTCGCCCCCACACTCCCCCTCGTCCGTCTGCTTCACAACCAACTTGCCGTATTGCTCTCGGTAAAACGCCGACCTGAACAGCGCGCTCTCACGGCAGTCGCACAGGAACGTCCATGCCCGCAAACTCGGGCACATCGCCGGCGTCACTGACTTCACACGCATGTTGTCGCACACCCACCGGATGTTTTCGCTCTCCGCCACTTCCGGCTTGCCCATGAATGCCGCCAGCGGAACCGGACCCGGACTCTTTGGCATCCGCCCAACCATGTCTTCGCCGTCCAATGGGTCGTCTTCAACCGCGGGCTGGCCAATAGGCGCTTGCTTCCTTGGCTTCTCTTGCCTCTCGGGCTTTGGCTCTTTCGCTCGCTTCGCAGCTTCGTGTTCTCGTGCCACTCGCTTTCTCTCGTCAGCCTCGCTCGGCCCCAAGAACTTCTCCAACGCCGCGTCGCACGCCTTCGATGGCTTCGATCCGCCCATGATGAGTTCCGAACGGTAATGGCAAAACTCCGCCCATTTCCCGCTCTCCATCAGCTTTGACTTCTGCTCTGGACTTACTTGTGCCATGCCCGCACTTTATGCAAAATCACCCCGCTTTGTCAAGTGCAAAAAGTCGAAAATTGAAAAATATATTTTCCGGGGGGTGCCTGTTTTTGTGCGCGTGTGGTCGGTCTGTTTTTGCACGCTCGGCGGGCGAGGGGTAGCGTACCACCCCGACGCGAATCGGGCCGGGGGGTCTGGTTCAGGTTTCGCCGGCGCCGGATGGGACCCGCTCGCACGCTGCCCAGGGTGACAGCCGGGCGCGCGCGCTAACCCTGCACAGCAGGCACAGCACAGCAGACACAGGGCAGGCCATGCACAGCGCGCAGCATGGGCAACGCTGGGTGGGATCGGGCCCAGGGTAGGCAGGCAGGCGCGACACGCCTACACCAAGCGAACCCTTAGGGTAGGCTGACAGGGGATTGTAAACCTCACTTCTCGTGCAGGTTTACCAGCCGAGCGGCAGATACACCAGCGCGCCACTGGGCGAACCAGACGCAGGGAAAGTCTACCGGCCAACTAGACAAGGTAGACAATCGTGACAGTTTCCGGCAAAAACGGAGGAATCGGGCGTTTCGGGGTTTTGCAGGACGTAGGCCAAAGTTGCAGCCAGCGACTTTTGCAATGACTTACGACGGGAAAAGGGCGATTATTCTTGATTCTTGAACTTTTATATACCCCTAGGGGGGGGTCGCGGGGGTATGCAGGGGCAGGGGATATAGTATATATAATAATAAAAATAAAAATATATATATTATAGAATAATCCCCCCTCTACAGTCGCAGCCAGCGACTTTTGCAATGACTTATGACTTTCGGCTATCACCTGCAAATCACCCAAAAAGCGGGATTACTCCCGAAGCCGACTGCACCAACTGCACCAAGGTTTTCATTTTTCGCCCCGACCAGGGAGAGAGGAGAACGCCGGCCCGAGCCGGGAGGATCGACAGGCGCACACCCTCCCCCGATGGCCAGCACACCCACCAAGCACACCCAGAGCGAGCGCCGGACCTCGCCCAGGGAGTGCCGAACACACCCCAAAATAGGCGCAAAAAAATAAATGAAAATATTTTAAAATTTGCGCTTGACAGCACCAACGCAAGCATGGTATATTTACGCGCATCGGAAGAAACAGGGCAAAAAGCCCAACAAAAGCGCACAAACGACAACAGCCGGGAGACCGGCAGAAAGAAGGACAAGAAATGAAATCATACAAAATCAACCGCTGCGCCAATACTGGTGTCGGAGAACGCATCATCATCAGCAACCGCGAGACCGGGGCAAAGATCGCTGAATATGGATTGACAGGCGGACGCGAGCGGGCGGAGATCGCCGGACTTCGGAGATCAATCGACGCCCACCTGTCCGACGGCGGAACGCTCGGAAATTATCAATGGTAATCACCAGCGCCGGGACTCCCACCGGCGCCCGTCCGGCGCATTTGAAATCATGTCGGAATGGTACAAAAACAGCCACGCCGAGGCCAACGCTCGCTTGATCGCGGCAATCGCCAAGGCGGAAGGAGGTGCAGCATGAGCGAGCAAACCGCCACCTATTGCCCAGAAGATAATAAATTGCGTCTCTACGTGGGCCGCGTGCCCCGGGACGAATACGAGACACTGCGCGCCCAGGGATGGACGAGCACACCGAAGCAGGATTGTGCATTTGTAGCCAGTTGGACCCCGGCCCGCGAGGATACCGCGCTGGAGTATTCGGGCGGAATCCTCGAAGACGAGGACCAGAGCCCACCGGACCGCGCCGCAGATCGGGCGGAACGGTTTAGTATGTACCGGGACAATCGGGCAGACGAGGCAACGGGCAAGGCGGACACCTACTACGCCGGTCCGGCTGTGCATGGACACCAGTCGGCAGCACTGGCAGAGCGCAGCGCGGCTCGGCATGACATGCAGGCCGCGCGCGCGGTAAACCTGTGGGGCAAGGCTGAATACTGGCAGCAAAGAACCGCGGGCGTCATTTCTCACGCTTTGCACGTCTCCGCGCCGGGTGTGCGCATGGGGCGCATCAAGATTCTCGAATCCGAGATCCGCAAGGCGCAAGACGGAATGGACGAATACCGCGCCACTTTCGCACGCTGGCAGGCGGTAGCGGAAATCTCGGACCCGGACGAACAAAAAGCGGCCGCGCTGCTTGCTTCTGGTGATGGCAATAGCTACGACTACAAGCACCCCAGGCCCGAGCAGGTCAAGAATGCCCACATTCTCAACAGCGGATCGAGTCTTTATACACTGCTGGACATGGGCCACGGCGACTACGGCGAAACCATCACCGGCGCCGAAGCGGCCGCGCTGTACTTGGCCCGCAACATCGACCCTAACAGCGAACGGTGGGCGGTGTGCTCTTGGGTGCGCTGGCTGCGCCATTACGAGCTGCGTCTGGCGTATGAATTGCAGATGCTCGAATCCCAGGGCGGGCGCGCCGCGTTCGTGGAGATGGAGCCTGGAGGTTTCATTGGCAAGTATCAGGTGCAGAAGGTTAACAAAAGCCCCGCCACCGGGCGCGTGGTGTCAGTTCAGATCATTGCACCGACGCGGGCGAACTTTGACAGGGCCGGAAAGGAATACAGCACCGAAAACCCGCGCCCGATGACGTTCCATGTTTTGAACGTCGAGCGCTTGGGGTCCGAAGTCTACCGCGCCCCGACCGACGAAGAGCGCGCCGCATTCGCCCAGGCGAAGAAGGCAGAAAAGAAAGCGGCGACGGTTGCGAAGAAAGCAGCACCGGCCGCGCCCGCGTTGATTAACCCAACCAACGAGGACGCCGAACGGCTGCAAACGGTTTGGAATGAGCAGGCCAAGAGAGAGAAAGAATACGACGCAGACAAGCCCCGCGCGTTTCTTTTGTGCACACAGGCACAATACAGCGCGAACTTAAAAGCGGGCGGAAGCTGCGAAACATACGAAATCACCGGCGGCGGCAATCGCTCCCGCGCAAACTGGCGCGCGGGAGATTTTCCCACGGTGGCGAAGGTGCGCGGACAGCGGCGGCAAGTGGTTGTATTGACCGACAAACCGCAGAAGCCTTTTCCCTCTTCCGTTTGGGAAGATCCGAGACCCGCTACGCGCGCCGAAGTCGTGTCGAAGATTCTGCACCTTGAAAACGCCGTGCGGAAAGTCTTTAACGGGGTTGGGCACTACATCGAAAACCTTTCAACCGAGGATCAACAGCTATTCGGCCGCGCGCGCCTCGTAGGGCTGGCGCAGGTTCAAAGCTCCTGTCAGTGGGGTTTAACCGAAGAGGGCTATAATCTAGCACGTAAAGCGGCCGCGGCCGAGGGGGTGCAGCCGTGAACGGAATAAACAGGCTCCTAGCGCTGAAGGCCGAGAACGACGCCGCAGGCGCTCTCATGCTCGAAATGCGGCCCCGCTTCGCCCAACTGGCCCAGCGGCACGAGCTAGGGACGGCGCCGCGCGCGGTGATCGGGTTCAACCTGTTCCAAACTCCGCGAGCGGTTGCCTCTCGCATGGCCGACTTGATCCGCGAACGGGTCCGGCCAGGCGCCCGCATTCTGGAGCCGTCCGCCGGCTTGGGGCGGCTGTGGGAGCCGTTCTCCGGCGAGGCCGAGGAACTGCGGCAAGAGTGGGTAATGGTAGAAGAAGCCGCCGAGTGCGTGCGTGCGGTCCGATCTATGTTGAATCGCGCGGCGGTGCATGAACGGGATTTCCTCGCTACGTCTGCAAGCGACTTGGGTGGGGAGTTTGACGCCGTGATTATGAACCCTCCTTTTAAGATGGGGCGGGACGTTAAGCACGTTCGGCACGCGCTCGACATGCTAAAGCCTGGCGGGCGGCTGGTGTCTTTGTGCTACAATGGCACGCGGCAAAACGCCGAGCTTCGCCCACTGGCTACGACATGGGAAGTCTTGCCAGAAGGAAGTTTTAAGGCAGAAGGCACGAGCGCGAGCGTGTGCCTGTTGACAATCGACAAATGAAAGGAGCAACGACAGAATGAGACGAGCAAAGGACTTTTTGACGGCGGACATCTCCACGCCCACGGCGCTATCGGTGCGCTTGCGGGTGTTGAGGATACCCCATGTATTCGCGCCTGTAGATTTGGCAGGCAAATGCCTAATTTGTGGCGAGCGTCCGGGGTGTCCGGGGGTTCACACGTTCGAGGAAATCCAAGAGTCGGCGAGAGCCGAGAAAGCGGGGGCGGTATGAGTTGTCAGGCATTGGGAATCGTTATTATGTTGGGAGCGATTGCGCTGTTCATCGGCGCGCCGCGGGTGGCGTGCTGGCTTTGCGTGCGGTTTGGGAACACGGCGCGAGGGCGGCGCGTGCTGCGCTGGCTGATAGAGGTGAGCAAGTGAAAGCAATCATCTACACGCGATTCAGCCCGCGCAAGAACGCGGAAGAGTGCGAGTCTTGCGAGATGCAGGCCGCTCACTGCGAGCAATTCGCCCACCTGAAAAAGTGGGAAGTCGGCCAGGTGATCCACGACAAAGACGTGTCTGGCTCCGACGAGTTCCGCCCGAACTTGTGGAAGGCGGTCGAGGCGCTGGGGCGCGGCGACGTGCTCCTGGTCTACAAGCGGGACCGCCTGGCGCGTAACGTGTACCTTTCCGAGCAGATCAACCGGGCAGTCGAGAAGCGCGGCGGGACGATTGCGGCGGTGTCGGGCGACGTGGAGGGGGACAGCGCCGAGGTCGCCATGATCCGTCAAGTGCTGGCCAGCATAGCAGAGTACGAGCGCAAGCTGATCGGGCAGCGCACGAAACACGCCATGCGCCAACATCAGAAGAACGGTCGGCGTATGGGGCGCTTCTGCCCTTACGGATGGATGCCAGACCCGGCGGACCCGGCGCGGATGCTGGTACACGAGGTCGAGGCGGCGGCGGTGGCGCGCATCCAGGCGTTGAAAGCTGCGGGAATGAACATGACGATGATAGCCGAGACCATGAACGCCGAAGCGCCGAAGGCCAACCGCCGCGGGGCGTGGAAGTTCGCAACTGTCAAGAAGATTCTGCGGCGGGGGTAGGGCGCGCCTCACTCAACGCGGGTAAAGACCATCTCCACACGGGGGTGGTCTTTGTCTATCCCGAACAGCGTGCGCAGCGTGGTCAAGTGCTCGCTGTCGTCATCCACGACAAGCCCCGCCTCAACGATGCCATCGTATGCGGGTTTCATCATGCCGGCGTGGTTTATGTCATCGCGTCGGCGCTTCTGTCGGTGCCAGAAGGTGAGTTGAACCGTCGCACGCTCCCAGCCGAAGGTGGCTTGTTGGGCTTCCGCCGCCTCTTTAGCAATGCGCCGGTACTTCTTCGTTGCTGCGGCGAACGCAAACCGCCCGCCCCTGCTCCCAACGTGTCGGTTGGGCGAGAGTATCGCGGGGGGCAGCGGCAGGAGGATTGTCACGGTTTCGGAGTGGGTCATCGCGTTACTTCTTTCCACGCTTCGATGAATTCTTTGGCGAGCGCCGGCACGATTGCATTGCCCGCACCCCGCAGGAGGCCCACTCGTCCACGATGGTAGGGATGCCGATCATCAGCCAGAGGGAAAAGCCGGGGTTCAGCCGGTATGCGGCGGTCTTTGCCGTCGAGGTAGCGGTGGACGATGGAGTCGGACCAGGGGATGCCAGCGCAACATCCTGTCCCAGTCCGCACCCCCTCGGTCCCATTGGCGGATGATCCCCGTCGCAGGCTCTCGGCGTGTAGTATCCCGCAAGCGCCGCCACCCTTGGCAACATGTCCAGCCGACTCCGCTCCGTGCCGTCCGGGTTCGTCCCCGTCTGCGCCATCCCCGGCGTGTCCTTCCAATCGCGTGCGCTGCACGTCGGATGTCCGCAAAGCATCAGCGTGTCCGTCGCAAGGTTCGTTTGAAGGATGCGCCCCGTCTTGCGGTTCCTGAACTTGCCGCCCACTCGCTCCAAGTCCTCTGAGATTTCCCCCGCCGATCCCTCGGAGGATGGCGTCGGATGGCCAGCGAGGTACGATGTTGCCGCGAGCTCCGACCCGCTTTCCGGTCGCGCTATCCATTTCTCCATGCTCTGGTCCGATCTCCTGCTGAGATTGTCGTCTGAGAGCTTCGGCGTCGGATGGCCCGCCATTGCCGCATCCTTCGCCAAGTCCTTCCCGGTGCAGTTCTCCGTGTACGTCCCGCCGCACTTCGGGTCCGTGCTCCGCGGTGTCGCGTGCCCCACTGTCCGCGACCCAGTACACCCGCTGCCGGATGTGCGGCGCCCCGACGCTGTGTGCGCCCAGTACCGTGTGCCCGCAGGTGTAACCCTCAGCTTCCAGGTCTGCTCGTACTCCATCGAGCCAAACCGGGACAGCCGGCGCTGCAACGCCTCGCCCAACTTTTCCGACAACTGCGGCGCTGGCGACTTGTTCGCCGAACACGACGGCAGGCTCGACGGCGGCGATGAGGTTTCGGAACACTGGCCACAGGTGCCGCTCGTCTGCGGCTCCTTTTCCGGCCCCGGCGCATGAGAACGTCTGGCAAGGGCAAGATCCTGTCCAGATTCCAGGCGTTGACCCGAGTCCGGCCCATTGCAAGGCGAGACTCCAAAATCCAACCCCGGCAAAAAAGTGACACTGTGCATATTCTTTGAGTTCATCAGCTTTGATTTCAAGGATGCTCCTTTCGTCCACGGTTCCCGGAGGCAGATGGCCTTGCGCGATTAACTCGCGGAGCCACGCGCAGGCTTTTTTATCGTTGTCGTTGTAAAAGTTCATTTCGCCTTCCCCCGCTTCCACACGCCCGGCATGTTGATACACCACAACTCGGCGCAGCCGTGCAGCAGCGCCTCGTCGGGCGTGCCGGTGCCTGTGGCCAGCTTGCGCCCCAACTGGCCACGGCGGGCGATGTGGACGGCGTAGCGGGTGTCCTGCGGTCGGTAGGTCACGTAGCGAACGACCTTGGAGTGCGTGCCGCCGGTCACGATCGCGGCCTGCATGACGGCGGCGGTGATAGGCTTCCATGGGCGGGCGGTCACGGCCGCGCTCCTTCCCGCAGTCTCTCCGGTATCTCCAGAGAGAACGCCGAAAAGTCGAAATCTCCGCTGCTTGACAGTTTGGCCCAACACTCATAATGATATCGGTTTCGGTAAGCCTCTCCCTCGAAAAAACCCTCCTGCTGGACGTACTTTTCGCCCTTTGGAATGTATGCCCCGCAACCGATGCAAACATGAGGCTTGCGTGCGGTTGGTTTTGTCGGTGTTCGGTGTAGGTCACTCACGGCCGCGCTCCTTCCATGTCGTGCCAGTTCTCGAACGGAGGGATTCCGGCCCGCGATTCGTACTTTTCGCGCGGGTCTTCGGCGTGCTGGTCGCACCGGACGGGCCGACATACTGCGCAAAACGGAGGTTTCACGCGGCACTCGATTTTGCATTCGCTGTTTTTTGGATGCGGGTATCCATGACGGCACTTCTCGCCGTTACTATTCAATTTGTCACACAAGCAAGCGTGTTCGCATATTTGATCGCTCATACGTTCGTCCTTCCTGCCCTTGCGGGCGTTACTCTGTTTCCTTCTTGTTTCTCACAACGTCCAAACCGTGCGGAGCCTTCCACAGCCAGCCCGAACGCGCCTCCGGGTGTATCGGGTTCTGGCCGAACACGACCGTCCCCGCTTCCACGAGGTCGGCGATGTAGCAGTCCCGCGTTTTCCGATCCCGAAACGTCGGTGTCATCTTCGTGAGTTCGCTCTTCGACATCCCGTTGCCCTTCGCCTTGGCCAGCAGCTTCACGATATGCTGTTTATCGCTCTCGAACACGTTGTCCGCGATGTTGCCTTGTACCGCATCGCCGAAGCGCTGCACGTTCCATTTGATGAACTCGCACCCGTAGCGCGCGTGGTACTCTCCAATCTCTGCCCCATCGAATCGGTCCCCGGCAGCGAGCGTCAATGCCACGCGCCGCGCGTTCTGTAGCGCCTTGCCCCAAAGGTACTGCGTGTCCTCTCCCTTCTTGTCACATAGAATCATGCGGTCGTAAAACTCGTCCCGGTATCCCTCGAACACGGCCAGCGCCTCGGCGCTCGTCGGGATAACGATTTGATGCGATGTTGTAGCCGCTGCGATGTTGCCCATCCCATCCGGTGCCTGGATAGCGCGAGAAACCCAAGCCTGCGTCATCTGAACCAACGAGTCGGGCGGCGGCGAGAACTTCGTAAACGAGTAGCGCGGGCGGTCGTCGGAGATCAAGGTAATAACGCGCCCGAGCCAGCCGTCCCGCAATTCCGCCGTAGACAGCCCCTTGAAGAGAACGTCCGGCGAGGTCAACCCCCAAACGCACACATGCGGCTGGTCGATGCGCCTCAACTCGCCGTCAGCCTTCTGCTTCCCGATATACAATTTGTGAGGCGATGAGTAAAGCTGCATGAGGGTGGGGACGATGGTACGAAGGTGCATCCCGCCGCCCGATCCGGTCCCCGCCTGCTTGATCGACGCGAAGAAGTGACCGAGTTCGTCCCAAAGGAAAAGCTGCGTCGGGCAGACCTGCAAGGCAACCTCGATAGCCGTGTCACTCGTTACCCGCGATCCGCCGAGTATCATGGCCGCGCCGGCGGCGTTCAAAAGTCTCTCAATGCAATCGCCGGGGTGATCTTTGCCGGCGCTACTGTGCGCCACGCCCATCATGTAGATGTTACTCCGCCCGTTGGAGTCATCCCGGATCTTGCGCCCGAACAGCGCCCCGCACGCGGTAAGAGACGCACCGAGGGCAAGAAGTGGCTGCGGGCACCCGGCGGTTGAGCGTATCCACGCCGCGAGGTCTCCCACCATCCCCGGAGGGTTCAATATCCATTCGGGCATGTCCTCGCCTTTCGGCTTCGCCTTTACGATGGTGACAGGAGCGATTACGGCGGGAGCCTCTTCTGGCGCGCTGGCCAACAGGCCAGCCGCCAGCTTCAGCCCATAGGCCAGGTGCGCCTCGTCATGCCCTCGCAAGCCGCACTCGTCCAGGAGCCAGCCGCGCGGCTTCGTTCCGGGCGTGCGCTCCGCCTCCGTCACCTTCCGCTCGAAGTCTTTGACCTCGGAAGGGAGCGAAGAGTTCCACGGCGGGACGCAGCGGGGGTTAAAATCGCTCCAAAGCAGGGAAATAGCCGTCTGAACTGGCAATTCAAACCCCACGACGAGCGAACGAGCCGCCCAAAGCAGGCTGTCATGGCCAGCGTTGCCCTGCACGGCGGGTTCGCACTCTTGGAGGTACAAACGGGCGCGGTCAATTACGGGCGTGCCTTGCCCCGTTTCCGTCGGTCTGGCGACGGGTTCAATCTTCTTGCACTTCTCCCACGGCGGAAGCGCCTTCTCGGTCGGCGGGCGGTAGGCGTCCGGGAAGTCTCCAAGCGTGATCTCGCCGGGGGCGTGCCCTTCACGCCAGCGGTAGACCTTCCCGTTGGGGTGAACGCTGGGGGCCAGCATGATGTAGTACCCGGCGGAGCGGATGTCGATGCCGCTTTTATATCCAAAGAGACCATTCTTGTTGCGCGGCGGGGTGTCGGTCTTGAATAAGAAGTGGGCACCTCCGCGCGGGGTCTCGGCGGTAACAGTGTCATCCAGAATGATTCCCTTTTCTTTTACGGTTTTCCACCCGTCAACACCTTTCTCCGGGTCCACGTCCACGTCCACGACGAAGACGCCCGACTCCGACCCGCAGGCGAGGGCGAGGTTGGCCGTTGGCCAGCGGGTGAACCAAGCCTGAATTGTTTTTGCATCAGTCGTGGCGTCCTTGTGCCCGTGTTTTGTGCATGGTTCTTTTGCGCACGGGAAGCAGGGGAAGACGTGCCAGCCCTTCGCAGCGTACTCCAAAGCGGCGTCCATCATTGCGTTACTCATTTCATAGCCTTCAGTTGGTGTCTTACAATTTCACAATACTTTCCACGGCGAACAACCGTCACCGCAGCCGTCACATCCTTGATTCGCGCACCGAGAAGCATGTCCGACAACGCCCAGTCAACCGTCAACGCCTCCGCTTCTGGCCGGCCAAAACGCGCCATCCACCACTGCCGAGCCTTCTGTCCAGCGAAGCCGGGGTGATCTGGGCATATCCATTCAGAGAACTGGGATAAGCCGCAACGATACACTACGCGGATGGAGTCTGGCGAGCCTGGCTTTCTGTGCCGGTGAACCGAAACCTCGTCGACCTCCGCATTTTCGGGTTCGCCGCCCAAAATCGCACGCTTACTGGCCTCGTCCTCGTGCATCTTCTTTTCGCGCTCTTCGGCCTCGACGCGTTCAAGCTCCTGCTTCGGTATTTCCCAACCGCAGTGAGGGCAAACGCGGATCGCACGGCTGAAGGTGTCCCCGCATCCCTGGCACTCAGCCAGCTTGACCTCGCCCGCGTCCATGCAGTCGATTGGTCCGTGCTCGTCGATGCAGTGGGCGTAGTCCAGCACCAAGCAGTTGTCCTTGTCGGGGTGCCGGCGAAGCCCGCGCCCGACCATCTGCGCAAACAGCCCTTTGGAGAGCGTCGGGCGTAGCAGGACAACGCAATCCACGCGCTTGGCGTTGAACCCCTCGGTATAAACGTTCATGTTCGCAAGGTGTTGATAACGACCGGCCACGAACGCCTTGGCGATTCGGTCCCGCTCGGACGGCGGCGTCTTGGCCGACACAACCGGGGCGTCAACGCCGTACTTGCGAAGCTCCGCCGATACCCGGTGGCAGTGGTCAATGTCCACGCAGAACCAAATACAGGACTTGCGAGCCTCGCGGGCGATGTGCCCCATTGCGGAGTTGACCGCCTTGGAAACTACGTCGTTCGTGTCAACCGCTGCGGCAAGGCTCTTCTCGATGTAGTCCCCGCCCGAGTTGCGCTTGACGTTCGAGAGATCCGGCTGCACGTCACCGACATTTGACCGCAGGCGGCACAGATACCCGCCCGCTATCAGGTCTCCGACATTCGCCTCGTAGCACACCTTCTGCAAGATGTGGTCCTTGTGGCAGATCGGTCCGCACCCCATGCGGTACGGCGTGGCGGTGAACCCAATGACGCGCAGCTTAGGGTTGATGAGCTTGCACCCCTTGACGAACTCCCGGTACTTGCCCTCACCAGTGGCCGGTATCCGGTGTGCCTCGTCCACGATTATCACGTCGAACGCGCGGAAGTCGCCCCAGTGCTTGAAGATCGAGTCGATCCCCGCGAAGATGACGGCGTGTTCCTCGTCCTTGCGCCCAAGCCCAGCAGCGTAAATCCCGATGTCGCCGCCTGGCCACAGCCCTACAAGCTCGTCGTAATTTTGTCTGACAAGCTCCTTGCGGTGGGCCAGCACGCAGACGCGGAAGGGCGGGTAGTCGCGCTTCCAGTTCTGAATTGCCCACGCCATAAGCAAGCTCTTTCCCCCGCCCGTGGGGATCACAACGCAGGGGTTGTCCTCGCGGGTCTGGATGTGTATGTCCAGAGCCTCCAGCGCCTCACGCTGGTAGGGATACGGCTCGATCGCGCTGGCGGGCGGTGTGTGGAACAGGGTTGTCATGCGGTTGGCTTCCGTATGAACGAGTTGTGCTCTTTACAGATCGCCTTCGCGACCTTGATCCGCTCTTTGATGCTGCCAACACGTTCGCAAATATAGCACACCACTCCATCAATCGTGCCAACGTGAACGGCGTCACTCGAAACTCGCGTGACTATCCACACCCCTTTCGCCGCCTTGCCACGCTTCTGTTCCCAAGCAGCCACCTCGACCGCCAGCCCGTTTGCCAGAGCGTATGCAAGCTCCAGTTTCGCCCCTCGGCTGCACTGCCACCACGGAAGTAGGATGATCGTTCCACAGGTCGCAAGCGCGGCGATGTCGGCGGCCATGTATTCACCAAACGTCTTTCCGAAGTCGTTGCCGTGTATCTCTGCTGGCGATACGACATCGTACCCAAGTGCCCGGTATTTCGCAGCCGCCCGGTGGAAGGCTGGATAGTTGTAATCGGGATAGCCGGTCATCGGTCCGGCGAGGTATGCGCGGTTGCGAGGTCTGTCGTTCATCCCTGCACCCCTTTCGCCGCCTCTGCGCGTGACCATGCGGCCAAACGCTCGTTGCACGACGAAACCTTTTCACCGTCTTCCCGGCACGCGGCGAACAGATTGCACCCCCTGCATGTCTTGATTTTTGACAACTCCGCAATCAGAGTCCCCACCTGCCGCTCGGCAAGCTCGGCGCGTGCGGTCATGGCCGCGAGTTCTTGTATTAGTGATTTTCGATGCTGTAGCATAGCGTCCAAACCATCTACCACAGCCGCAAAGCCCCCGCAAAGTTTTACATCATCGTCGCTCATAATTACTCCTTCCCCTTCCACAGCGCTGCCACGTTGTCAGCTTTGTAAATCACCGCCAAGAACCGCCCGTCAAACTCCCACGACTCTGTTTTGTCCGTGTCCTCGTGCTTCTGTTCGCCAGTGACCGCATCGCGCACGTTGTCCCGGATCGCCTTTTCCAGCCCCTCCACAGGGCCGTGCCACACCAGTTCGGTGTCGGTAGCCGGATAGCGGTCAGGGAGCGGCAGGTTGTCACAAAGCGCCATGAACAGCGGCTTCTCCGTGACCTTCGCCTTGACCATCGGGCCGGGGGTCTGCATGAGTTCTTCGGTTGACCAGGTATCGTTCTCGCCCGTACCATGCCGCCAGTGGGCGCCGTCGCTGTCGTTCTGGAACTCGATCCAATCGGCGCCCGCGTCGCACACCGAGGCGAATCCGACGAGTCCGGGGATCAGAAGGTGGAAAGAGCATGTGCATTCCTGAAGCTCGCCAAACTTTGCACAACTCCACCGGCCAACTCCGTCCATCTCCGGCGTGGCGTGGCAGCACGTCTTGCACCCCTTGGCCGGCAGCGGGACCGCAACCGCCCCGCAATGCCAGCAAAGCTCGCGGGCGTCGCACATCTTGCAGCGGAAGTCGTCGCTGCGCCCTGAACAACGCTCGGGCGGCTGAATCGACGTGATGATGCGCTCGGCGCGGGACATGATCGCCTTGAACGCCTGGGCGTCGTAGCGCACGCGCTCGGCGTAAAGCTCGTCCGTGTCCTTGTTGCGGGCCAGATAAAGAGCGCGGTCAACCTTGGTCAGCCCCATGTATACAATCATCTGCGCGTAGTGCAGCGGCTTGGACTTCTGGACTCCAGCCTTTTGAAGCGTGGAGAAGCTCTTGTCGTTGTGAGTTTTGAACTCACAGACGTGCCACGATTTCGGAGCCTCGGGAACGCCTAGCGCCATGGCGTCCAGGTGTCCAGAGAAGTGTCCTCCAATGGCCAGTACTTCGATCTGCTTTCCGGCCTCGTCGTGTGACACGACCTCGCAACCGATGCCCTCAAGCTCTTTGATGAATCGCGCCTCTTCCAGATTGCCGGTCTCGAACAGGCGGTACATGCGGCCGGAGAAGTCGCGCTTGACGCAGGCCCGGAACGTGTACCAGAGGTAGCGGTCGCAATCGTGTCCAATGATCGAAGCGCCCAAGTAGCCGCGCTGCGGTTCGGCGTCGCCCCTTGCCTTATGCCATGCGTAAATGGCGGCAACGGTGGCCGACTCTTCCTTTGCGGTGAATGATAGATCGCCCATGCCGTGATCTCCCTTCTGGTTGTTTGCGCCGTGGCCGTCCGGCGCGTTGGGTTGTTACAGTTCAAAAACCGACGTCTTCAGCCTTCACGTTCTTCCCGGAAGCTATCTCGGGGTCAGGAATTGGACCAAATTCCTGTTTTTTGGGCACCGCAAGAGTCTCCACGGTGATCGACGGAATTGTGTCGTACCTCCCGCAATCACACGACAGAGAAAAGCCCTCCGGCGCCGGACCGAACTTTGTGATATACGCTTCTTTGAGAATCTGTTTCACGTCCTCACGGTCAAAAATGACCGACATTTTGACTGTCATACCTCGTTCTCCTTCGTGTTTTTCCGACGGCCTCGCACCGTCTCGCGGGTCTTTTTTGAAGGGAGTGGAACCCGTACTTTACCACTATGAAGAATCACGCCAGTTTCAGTTCGACCGAAACCTTGCGCGGAGTCACGGTTACGAACTGCGCAACCTGTGCGAACAACGAATGGTTGGTCTCCCGCAACTTCTCGTAAGCCTTCTCGTCCAGAGCAGGCTTCGCGGGAACAAACTTGACTGGAGCGCCCGCAATCAGCCGCAGGCTCTCCAGGTCGGCCTTGTATGACAGGGCGCGCTTGACCGTCAACTTTAGCGCCCCGGCCTCGACGGTCTTGCTGCCGTTATCGCCCGTTTCGACCAGCGCCGCGATTCGCTCTTCGATGGCGATGCGGGCGGCGCTGGCAGCGTCCTCGGCGCGCTTGGCGTCGTAGAGTTCCTGTGCGAGTGTTTCGATGTTGTCCATAAGCTCCTTACCGCTCCCAAGGGCGTTTCGTGGCGGTGGGCTTCGCTGGCGCGGCAGCGGCCGCCGCGGGGGTAGGCTTCGCAACCGTGGCGGCGGCGGCGGGCCGCGCAACCGTGGCAGGGCGAGCAGCAGCGGGAGCCGCCGTCTCTTCGCCACACGCCCTGTACGCGACCACGGTGTTTTCAGGCTCCTGGCCCTCTTTCGCCTTGATCTTGACCGTGGCGACGACCATCTTTCCTAATAGTTCGGAACTGTCGCTGAAAACCGTCAGCCCGCAAGCGATCCCTAATCCGGCCAACTCGCGCGCGCTGATCTCTTCGGCCTGCTTGTTGGCGTTCTTGAGATTGAACCGCTCCCACAGCTTGCGGCTCTTGAACGCGCCATCGATCACGGTCAGCGTGACTTCGAGGTACTTTCCGTCCCCCGCCTTGGTGTTCTTCACCTTTGCGTCGGAGATTTCGACCGTGTAGCGGTCGGGAGGAAGCAACCCAAAGTCGCTTTCCTTGGTAGGTTCGACGCTCCTGGTGTCAAAACCGGAGTCGCCGTAGATTTCAGACATATCGCCCATGATGATCCTCGTTTCTTTGTGTTGTCAGACTCCGGGAACCGCCGGAACGGGTTTGATTGCTTTCTCTCTTATACGCCGGTCTGCGA